CCCCTCGCGGGGGATCTCTGGCTAACCTTTATCAGGTTATCCTGGACTAATGCAGCTTACCGACCTGGTAAGCTGTTCTCCATTAGTCCTTAGACGAGAGCTTAACGGTCCGAGAATGCCGTTCTGATATTGCTCTTAATCGCTGCTTCATTACCAGCATTACGGGGCATCCCCTAGTAACACTGGCCGGTCGTTAGACCGTGTCCGTGCTAGCGTTTTAGGCCTTTACGGGTCTTCTACGGCTACGGGATGTCCCCGCGTCGATTTCTTAATGTTCCCCTGTCAACCCCCAACTGGAGTTCCGTTATGGATCCTGATTCCGCTTGTGTCGCTGGTATGCTCGTTTTCCACCTTCCCCCCAGCAGAGCTGAAAAGCTCTGGCTTGAGGTAGGCGGTGAGTACAACCTCGACATTCGGGACGTGGTCCAAGTTGTGAACTTCTTATTGGAAAGAGGGTACCTTACCATGACAGGATATCGCAGAGTCTCCATCGCCCATCAAGGGCGATGGTTGGACTAGGTCGGAGGTAACTCCTCTGACTACACGGCTGATTGCCGTGGTACTTGCGTAGCAACGTCCCGTGAGGGACTATCAATAGGCTCCGCAAGCACCTTCTGTGCTGGTCCTGCGACGGTCCCTCCTTAACTAGGAGATGACATGGTCGCACCAGTTACTGGCCCGTTTTCGACGACGGACTACATCCTCTTTCCCCCGCCTTACCAGGCGACGAAAAGATGGGCTCGCTATCGAACGTGGTACAGACAGAAGAAGCCGTTTGACCTCTCCCTTCAGTACGATAAGCTGGAGGCGTGGGTCGACGCGAAAATCGGTGACGCTGGTCCTCACCTGGATGCTACTAACTTCGCTCTGACTTTGCGCAACAGTATATCGTCTGCGCTGGTCAACGAAGCAAAGAGCAAAGCCTGGTCCCAGTTCGTCGGAAACATCAGCAATAATGCTCAACTTGGCACTACCCTCGGGGAGGGGCGCCAAGCAATGACCATGATGGTTTCCCGAGTTAAACAACTCGCCTCTTTTGCAAAACACCTTAATCGATTCGAGTTTGAGAAAGCTCGTCACGATCTGGAACTTCCTAAGAAGAAGTCAACTGACGTTTGGTCTCGCGACCGGACGGCAGCCAATAACTTCCTCGAAGTCCATTTCGGGTGGTCGCCCTTGATAAGCGACATTTACGATACGATGGCTGTCCTTACTTCCCCCTCTAAGCCGTTCTACCCCTACCCTGTGAAGGGTCAGGGACATTCCGCGTACACGATCGAGAAGATTAACTATCCTCCGGAGCCGTTATCGTGGGGCATTGGGTCAGAGTATCGATGGAGGGCTATGGTGCAATACCATGCCTTGTTGGCGGTGACTAACCCCAACCTAGCGTTAGCGAATCAGCTGGGCCTCATCAACCCGGCTTCGATTCTGTGGGAGCTCGTTCCCTACTCCTTTGTAGTGGATTGGTTTACGAATATAGGACAGACATTGTCTTGTATGACTGACCTTATGGGTTATTCAACTTCGGACGCCATGACGACTCTCTACACCACCGCCAGCGTAAAAACTACGCGTGCGTCGGGTAACCCGACTACGCAGACTGGCGATGCTTACTCGATACAGCGGACTACAGGCCTATTACAGCCTATGCCGTATCTAAAGCCCTTTAAGGGCTTCTCCCTCGTGCGTGGCATCACTGCCATGTCCCTGCTGATCCAGAAGCTGCCGAAAAGGCCCGCTGATATGGCAACGCCTTCCTTGCGGAAGAGACGTGTCTACAAGTGGACCGACTATGCAGCCGAAACCAAGCAGGTTCCGTTCGTCCGGAATACGCCCTTGTGGCTACCATGACGCTGTGACCTTCGGGTCTCTTTTGAAACCTCGTTACCAACTTCGGTTGGTTGAACACAACGAAAGGCTACCATGGCCATTTCAGACCTCACCGTCTTCAAGAACGACGGCGTGACCAATGCCATCTACGTCGCCAAGAACTCTGCCGGGGGTGACTCCGGTATGGCGATTTGGCGGTATGATGCGCATGCGGCACCGTACATTGGACTGAAACCCGAACTTCGGTTCGGGAGCAAGTTCAACGGTCCGCGCACGGCTCGGCGGTTGACCATCCAGTACGCGTACAAGTCGTATGCGACGGACTCGACCACGGGCGTCTCATCTCTGGTAGGGGCGATCCCTTGGACGTTCACAGGGGCGATACCTCTCAATGTGCCGCAAACGGACATTGATGAGAGCATCTCCCAGGTGGGCAACCTCTTCGTCAACGCCACCTTCAAGGCTTGGGTAAAGGCCACGTTCGCGCCGTAAGGCTCGTCTCGTCTAACGACGAGTTGTGACTTTTGCTACCAAACCTTGGAGTGAGAGATGAACAGATCCGTTTCACATGACGTGAGCGAGTTGACCCTCAGAGTACTCGAGGGTCTCGGAAATGCTCGTGCCCTGACTATTGCGATTCTAGTCAGAAATGAGCAGTGGGACACAATCGCGAAGATGCGATGTGATCCCCGGGATTACTATTCTGCGACCGATTACGCAAAGTCGGCTGCTGCGACCTCCTTTCTTCGGAAATGTGAGGACCTCCCAACGTCTTTTGATCGCCGAAAGGCGGCACTAGATAATTGGTGGAAGGGTGAGAATAGTTGCTTCCATGCCAACCGTAGATTGGATCTCCTTGTCAACTCCGTATCAAACCGTTTTGACGGTTACGGGGTCGAGGTTGACCCGCGCATGACTCGGTTCTTCCGAGAAGTGCGGAAAAATATCCACAGTTGGATTGGGTCTGGACCTCCCTCTGAAATAGAGGGTCGCCACGGACCGGGGGCTACCTTTTCCGATAGAGGGAAGTTAACTACTATCCCTGACAAGATGTCTTCGCACCCTTCTTTCACTCGTGCAGCCCGCAGGTTCCTGCCCACCTGGGCAAGAACAAGGTGGGGTAGCGCTTGCGCTACCCGTGCACGTAGTCCTGTCATGTCCCGGGGTAACCGCTTTAGTGTGGCCCCCAAAGATGCGACGAAGTTCAGAGCTATTGCTTCTGAACCGTCGATCAACATCTTCTTCCAACTCGGCCTAGGAACCGAGCTCCGAAAGCGTCTCAAACGCATAGGATTGGACTTGACGAATGGCCAAGAGACTCACTGCAGGATTGCACGTGAGGCGTCCGTAACTGGACGCATGGCCACTTTGGACTTGAGTAATGCAAGCGACTCCGTATGCATCAACCTAGTGAGGTTGTGCATGCCGCATCAATGGACACAGGCCTTGGAAAGCCTGCGGTCGCCTTCGACTGATGTCGACGGTAAGTGCGTCATACTCGAGAAGTTTTCGAGTATGGGGAACGGTTTCACCTTTGAACTTGAAACGTTACTGTTCGCGGCTTTGGCCGTGACAGCTCTCCAGTCTGAAGGGTTCCACCCTGAGATTGGTAAACACGTTTACGTCTATGGGGATGATATAATAGTCCCTACGGTCGGAGTAAAGGTGGTAACCGCTGTCCTGCGGTTCTGTGGATTCGAACTTAACTTAGAGAAGTCGTTTTCGGACGGCGACTTTAGGGAAAGCTGCGGGGGGGATTTTTTCATGGGGCAACCCGTGAGGCCTTACTACCTCGGAGAATTACCAGATGGACCGCAGAAGTGGATCGGTATTGCTAACGGCCTTCGCGCGCTTAGTGCCAATCTCGCAACGCCTAACGGCTTTGCTATGGTGCAGCGTGCTTGGTTTTATTGCTTGGATCAGCTCCCATGGGATATACGTCGTTGTCGAGGTCCGGAAGGACTCGGCGACATCGTCATCCATGATAGGGAGCAGTCCTGGCAAGTGCGGTACGACCATCCGTACCGAGACTTCGGAAGTCCAGACCCTCGAAACGAGGGATACTGGCTTTCCTTAGGCTCTGGAGTACGGCCCGGTGAGGTTACCGGGATCAGATACATACTGTGTTACCGACCTTTTAAGCACCGCAAGGTGTCTTACGGTAACTTTCACCCCTCAGTAGTATCAGCTTGCGCGACCTACGGAACGGGATGGAACGATGGTGGGGTGACCCCCCGGGATTCTGTCCTTTCTTATAAAGTCGTTTGGGTGGCCTGCAG